CATACGTTCTCGATCACCTTACCGCCATATATTCTGGTGCGACCACGCCTTGTTTTGTAGTCAAACTCTACACCCTTATCTGTCTGTGTAAACTGTAGATCATCATAGCCTAGCTTCAGTCCTGATGGTAACAGTATCGCACCGTCAACCACCTTGAGTACACCATCTAGTCCAAACTGAATGTTCTCACCACGTGCCAGTCCAGTAAGCATGTTCTGAGCATCGCGCCACAGTTGGTTTATCTTCCAATTCGCTTCTCTGTAGATACTAATAACACGCCGTGCTTCATCAAGTTCCATGTCAAAACCAAACGTCTGTAACTGTGCTTGAAACTTCACCGCACCCATACCATAACCTGCACCAAGAATTGTAGTCTTACCCACAAACCTTTGATTTTTATCAACATCTTCTTCGGGGACTCCGTAGATGCGTGAAGCCATCTTCTTGTAAACATCTTCTCCTGCGTTGAATGATTGGGTCAGGTCATCTTGCTCGGCAAGCCAAGCTAATACTCTTGCTTCAATCTGTGATGAATCACAATCAATGAGAGAACACCCCACTGGTGCAATGATACTACGCTTGAGTTTCTTCCCATCGCGTCCACGACTTGGTAGATTTTGCAGATTAATCTTGTCGTCACCACCCCATCGTCCAGTATGTGCCGCGTAGTATCTTACAGGTACAGGCAACAGGCCACGCTTGGATATATCAATGAACCTCTGTGTCCGTGTCTCTTCCAATGTACTTTTGTTACCGAGACGCGCCGCTACAAGAAGTTGCACCTTCTCGTTCTCATGTTCTTCGAGTGCCTTGAACCCCTCGTCAGACTTAGCAAAGGCAAAGGTCTCTTTACCTGTAGTCGGACTTACCTTCATGGGGGGCTTCACACCTAACTGCTCTAATAGTTCAGCAAACTTGGGGTTTGACATCAGGTCAGCTTTGTCTACGCCTGCGTTGGTCAACAAAGTATCTTTACGAGAACGTGTTTCCATAAGATGTTGTTCTAACAGGTTCAGATCAAGGTCTAAGATAGGCTCAATAAACATACGCAATGTACGGTCTATCAGCTTGAGTTCATCCTTTGGAAACCCCTTGACCATGATAGAGAAGAGTTTGTACGTCAGGTCTACGTCATTAATACAGTAATCACCGAACCTACTTAGTTCCTCTTCTGAGAAATCTTTTCTTTTCTTTCCAAGGGTGTTGAGTACCTCGTCTCCTTTAACTCCGATCTGATACCTCTCAGCCAATGCCTTGAGACTACTAGAAGTTTCCACCCCGTGAAGAGCGCGGGAGATACACAAAGTATCGGTATACACGCGAGGATAAATATTGTAATGCCAATTAAGAATAGCACCATCGAACATAGTATTATGGCACAGTACCATAGACTTCGTCCAATCAAAGGTGTGTAAGTAACTCTTGAGTTGTTCATGTGTTCCACTCGCCCACTCCGTTTCTTGATTGTTAACTTTGATACCAACCCCAATCACCTCAAAGTTGGGGTCACGTACATACGCTTCAGTTGTCATCTTACGTAAAGATGTTTCCTTGTCATAGAAGGTTTCGAAGTCCAGTGTAATTAAATCCATTAATCTTCTTCAACCTCACACTCATAGGCAATACCAACGTAGGCCATGATGTCTACATAGTGGTCTCTCTTGAGTGGACTTGTTCTCCTACGTGCTAGCTTTGTAGCAATATGGAACATAGGTACTTCTGATGGTTTTATCTTATGCCCTGTCATAGCATTAAATATACTGGCTATGTGGGTCATGTTCTCCACAGGGTCACCGTAATCTTTGTTACGTTCACCAGACGTAAGGCTCGATGCTTCAGCAAGTAAGACACTGCGGTTAGCTTCTTTCTTGAACTGTTCTTTCACGAAAACTTCTTTTGGTGTGCCTACGCGAGCTAATGTTTTCTTTGCGTAACTATATGAACAACCAACCGCCTTGGTAATCTCATCTGCCGTAGCCAGTGGGTTATCTAACAAGTACTCAAATACTTGCTCTTCTACTTTCCGTTTCTTCATTTCTCTCTCCCTAAATATTGTAGCCTTTTGATCTCAGCCCCTCTACAAATTTTTTTAACTCCAATCTTGCCGCGTTATGCATTGTATCTCCTAACAACGTACCATTCTTAGCCGCTTCACGTTCGTAAGTATCTACTTGTTTACGTAAGAACGTCAGTTCCTCTTGTTGTGCAGGGGTTAGTTCCATCGCTCCTCCTCGTTTATATCAAACTCCCATGTTTCTGTGTCCCAAGGGTAATAACCTCTGTTCATTGTAAATCCTGCTACAGGTAATGACCGCCCTCTCTGTATACCGCTTTGAATACTCCATCTCATGTCGCATGTGTGGCAATGGTAATAGCTTCTAATCCTACGCCCTACGCGTCTCCATTCACCTGTCTTTTCTACTGTGTCACTAAGACACCACTCACACTCCATAACATCTCCTTGTGCCTCCCACTGCAATGGGAGGACTAAACGTATCGTGCCTTACCCGACAAGATCACCGTAGGAAACCAACATCCTCGGAGGACGGCTCTTGTTGCGGCGGATATCAAGGGCACAAAATATAAAGCCCTCACATATGCCATTACCTCTCACCGCTTAGTAATACTTCAACGTCATTCATATTCTCTTCGTTAATAACTATAGCGATCCCACGCTGTGCGTCTATATCTCTTAAGTTCTTTTCCTGTAATGGTGTAGGTGTGTTCTTACCTGCTTTACATTCAATACCAAAGAACTTCCCTTGGTAGCATCCGACTATGTCAGGCACGCCGCTACCACCGTAGCCACCTGTGACTGGGTAAAAGTAGTAAGCACCCATAGATTTGAGATGTTTAACTACAGTTTTCTTTACCTTCGCTTCTGGTGTCATCGCCATGTTTTTACCTCCAAAAAAACTGGTTTCACATAGGGAGACGCGAACATCCCCCTATGTTTAGTGCTAGCCAATGGCTAACGTCTTATCCAAGCATTAGCCCAAGTACCTTTGGTGAGTTCATCGTACACGTAATAGCTTTCAACGCCAACACGATTCCTTCTTTTAATGCCAACACCTTTGACCTCCCTGTCATACTCTACCATCATTAGCACAGATACTTTACCTTTGATAAAGTCAGGTAGTGCATCCCAATGGTCATAGCTATCTTTTAATGCATTGTCAACACAATTCATACCAATACATTGTAACTTGATGTGATCTTTATTAGGGTGCGCCCTTACAATGTATAACGTGTCAGAGGGAATATCAGATTGAGACATAGTACATACCATCTCCCACCGCGTAGCCTACATCCTCAACATACTGATCTTGTGATAAGATGTTTACAACAGATAGCTTACCTGCCAGCTCCCCAGGCAACGTATCGTCGGTGTAGGTTTTCAAGCCCTCTGAATTGAACATCGACCTGTCTCGTAAATAATGCTTGTTAGCGTTATCTATTGGCAATACATCGAAGTGTTGCGTACCGAACTTCTCAAAAACCCTGACAAGACACAGATTTAACATCTTGGCTTCGGATACTTTATGTTCCTGTTGAGACGTTATGAAGTCTTTGACTTGTTGCCCAAACGCGGGATCTATGAACACATGCCCAGAGTTGGATAGGTGTTCCATCTCACGATACATAGCTTCGCTTGTAAACAATTTATCTTTAATATCTTTCGCGTTCCTACGTACCTTATCACGTGCCGAACTAAATTGTAGCTTCACGTTGTGTACTGTTTCAACCGCTATGTCAATCATATCAAAGTTCTGAAGATACCGCTTCGCATTTTTCACACCGTCTTTCAAATGTATAGACATTGCCATATGATGTTGGAGACTGTAGGTTGAATACTTCATATTCCGTATCTTATGAGAATACACAACGTAGTTACTGTCTCCCTTACCACTTTCGCGGAAGTCACCAAAGGCAATATACCCCATGCAAAAGGGGTGACCTTCCATGTACACATATGCTTGGTACGTATTTTTGTATTCAAACTGTAGACCACGCATCTCTTTACTCAGTTGAAATACAAACTCCTGTATCT